CTGCTCCCCTGCGTCACCCAGTTGTCTGTCCGCCGGCCCCGGGCCGCGGCGTCGTAACGCCGCATCTGGCTCAGCTGGATGCGGGCCGCCTGCCGCCGCAACGCCGCCCTGGGCGAGATGACGGCCAGCAGCTGCTCAAGTGGATTCATTCGTAATCCCGCACCACGGCCGGGTAGTCGATCCGCACCACCGGGGCAGTGGCCGCCGCCAGCTTGCTGGCGATGAGGTTGCGCGCCCTGAACAGCTCGTTCATCGACTGGTACCGCACCACCTTGTCGTCGTAGCGCACCTCAAGGTAACCGCCGGCGATCGCTTCCTCGATGGCCGCCAGATGCGCCTGCGTGAATGTGCTCATCCGGGCCACCTCCTCGCCGCCATGCTACTCAGTCCCAGAAGCTGCTCCCGGAGCTGGCCGGCCGCGCCTCCTCTTCCTGCTGAACTGGCGCCGGCCGTTGCTCCACACGCTCCACACCGCCATTGCGCTCCTCATCCCACCGGTCATCGCTCCACCGGTCCGCGCCAACCAGGGCCGCGACCGCTCGGGCATACACCCTGCAATCGAGGGCCTCGTTGCGCGGCCGGGTCTTGATCCACTCGAACTTCGTGTACCCCCGCCGGTCGATCGTGTTCGTCAGCCGCTCAGCGCACAGCATCCTGAAATACTCCTCTCCGTGCTGCGGGAAGTGGCACCAGCCGTGCGGCAGCAGCTCACCCTCCTCGGGCAGGCCCCGTCGCAGCCAGCCGTACAGCTCGCCTTTCGCCGTGCTGGTGCCCACCCCCCAGATATTCACGCCGCCACGCAGCGGCTTGCCGTTGCGCAGCACCTCCGCCTTGCTTGGTGTGCCGATGATTGCCATCTGGCTTTCGACACCACGGACCGCGATCACCCGGTTGCCGGCCTGGCTGCGCACCCACCGGTAGACCTCCTGGCTCCTGAAGTTCGAGTCGATGGCCGTCATCCGGATCGGCAGCCGCTGCCCATCGCCGCGGCCGAACTCGCTCTTCACGAACTTGGTCAGCTCGCGCCACACCGCCGGTTGCGCCGTGTCGCCCGCCAGCACCTGGTAGTCCAGGCTCCAGCTCTCCATCCCAGGACCCCAGCCCACCACCTCCAGCTCGATGCGATCCATCTGCACGTCCGCTCCGCAGGTGATGAACACCACCCCGTCCGGCACCGTGCCCAGTTCATAGAGCTCCCGGCGGTTGTAAAGCGCCTCCCAATCCGGCGCTTCGCCGTCGTCGTTCCAGCATTCCGCCAGCACGGTGTTGGTCCAGGGCTTCAGCTCCGCCGGGTTGTCCTTCGCCTTCTCGTAGCCCACCGCCGCTTCAGTCCAGCTGAACCAACCCAGCGGGCTGTAGAGCGCTGAGCAGTGGTACCCCTGCATCTCACGCTCCGGGAACAGCGGCTCCCACCACTCGTCGTCGAACACATCCGGGTCGTACCACCAGGCCTTCGCGTCCTCGCTGATCCCCTCGCCGCACTCCTCGCAGATCAGCACCGGCGGCTGCCGCAGCGTGTTCGGCAGGCCCGGGTCCTTCGGGTCGTACCGGATCCGATCCCACTCGATCATCTGCCGGTGCCCGCAGTGCGGACAGGGCACCAGCAGCCGCTGCTGGTTGCTCTGCTCCCACTTCCCCCAGACCGCACTCCGCCCCGCCAACGTCGGCGTCGACGTCCACGCCTGCTTCTTCCGCACGCCGAACGTCCGCGTCCGCGCGCTCACAATCGCCAGCGGGCTGCCTTCCTCATCAACGTCCGCAGGCCAGCGGTCAATCTCGTCGCCGCCCAGGAATCGGATCGGCATCGACGCCAGCCCGCTCGCTGCATTGGCGCCGCCCAGGATCAGGAAGCCGCCGGTGAACTCCTTCATCAGCTGCGTGTTGCCCGAGTCGCGCTCGCGCGGCGCCTTCACCTTTTCCTGCAGGCTCGGCGTCGCCTCGATCATCGGCGCGATCCTCATCTTCGAGTACCGCTTCGCCATGTCGATCGTCGGCTGCACGAACAGCGCTGGCCCGGGCTGGATGTCCATCACGTAGCCCATCCAGTTGTTCAGCATCTCGCTCTTTCCCATCTGCGCCCCGAACACCAGCACCACCTCCTGCACCGTGCTCGTCGCGCTCAGGTCATTCATCGGCTTGCGCAGGTACGGCGTGCGGCTCGTCCGCCAGGGCCCGTGTTCGCTGCTCGCCTTGCTGCTCAACATCCGCCGCGCATCCGCCCACTCGCTCACCGTCAACAGCGGGTCGGGCCGCAGCGTCCGCCAGAACGCCTTCAGCGTTTCTTCAGCTGACGCCAGCTGCACGCACCAACTCCTCGAGGGCCCTTACATGATGGCGGTCGATCACCTGCATCACCGCTGCGCGCTGCTCTTGGCTCAGCCCGCCCACCGCTGATGCAATATCACCCACCATCTGCTGGCTCGTCCGCATCACCGCATCACGCACCTGCATCCCAGCAGCAGCGAACCCACGCTCAGCCGTTGACTTGTCGACCAGCTTCCCAGCCCGCTCCTCGTAATCGAGCTTGAGCAGCATCGCCTTGTAGCCTTCGGCCGCTGCCTTCGCGCTCGCATAGGTGGCGCCGCCCTTTCCAACCGGCGGGCCCACCGGCGGCAGCGGCTCACCCTCGCCGCGCGCTGCTCTCTTCCCCGCTTTGATCGCATCCTTGCTGCGCTGCTGCTCCGGCGCTGTGTTGCGCCCCCACTCGATGTCCGCCACCTCCGGGTCGATCCAGTAGAGCTTCCCCTCGCGTTGCACACTCCGCTGCAGACGGCCCGTGTTGATCGCTTTTCGCACTGCCTGAGGACTCACCCCATGGCGATCGGCATACTCGGCCAGCTTGATCAGCATCAGTGATGGAGCAACTCGACGTAGAAACCGCGCTCAATCAGCTTGCGCGCCAGACCTGGCGGCGACGGGCTCACCAGTTGAATCGGCGTCTCCTGCGGCGTCATCCCGTTCACCAGCTCAACCAACTGGTCGGTCAGCATCACCGTGTGGCCGCGGCCCTCCAGCATCTGATCAACCGTTACCTCAGCGCCCGTGGGCCCGAACTCGATTCGCATCGGCCACGCTCTTACGTGCCCCCGCTCGTCCCACTCACAGCCATATCGGATGCTGGCGACCTCAATCATCGAACCCGGGGACAAACGGACGTGGGCGGCACCCTCTCGCATCCTGCCAGGGCATCAGCACCGTGGTGCCCGGCGTCGCCTTGCACACCGCCATCAGGTTCTGCCCGGGCGTCGCATCGATCCATGCCAGCACCAGCGCATCGCCCCACAGCAACCGCGGCTGCGACACCATCACGCCATGCAGCTGCAGCATCCCGGCCCGGGGCCGCCGCATACATCCCCGCTGTCAGCACATGCGGCCAGCACCCCTGCTGACGAATCGTCAGCGCACCGTGCCAGCAGAACACAAAATGCGTCGCGTCCTCACCCAGCACCAGGGCCCCGTCGTCCACGCCCCACAACCGGCAATCCGGCAGGTCGCGCAGCAACCCATGGGCCAGCTCAATCAGTTCCAGCGTCTTGCTCATCCAGCCACTCCCTGCAGATCTGCACCAGCGCCTCGGGCGTTCCTTCCAGCCCATGACGATCCTTCGCCGCGCGCACCGCAGCCAGCACCACCTCGCGGTGATCCCACAGCAGGTTCACGCTGAAGATGTGCCGCTCTTCCACTTCGCCGCTCTCCGCTGTCGCGTCTGCAGCCTCATCCTCGTCGTCGCCATCCGGCAGCCCCAGGCCCTGCTGGTGTTCAGGCTCCGCCCGCTCCGTGCCGGCCTCCGCCATGCCCTCGAACTCCTCGAGCTCCAGCCCGTCATGCAGTCGCTTCAGGTCGTCCTCCCCGAAGCCCAGCACCGCCGGGTCGATCTCCATCGCGTTGATCTCCTGGCGCAGCAGCTCCAGGTCCCACCCCGCGTTCTCCGCCAGCTTGTTGTCCGCCAGCACGTAGGCGCGGCGCTGCCGCTCATCCAGGTGGTCGAGCACCACCACCGGCACCTTCGCCAGGCCAAGCTGCTGCGCTGCGGCCAGCCGGCCATGGCCCGCCAAGATCCCGGCCGAGGTGTCCACCAGGATCGGATTCAGGAAGCCGAACTCGACGATGCTCGCTGCCAGCTGCGCAATTTGCGCTTCAGAGTGCGTGCGTGCGTTGCGCTCGTACGGCACCAGCTTCTCGACGGGCCAGAGCTCGATGCGCTTGGCCATCGCCGGGATTGTCAGAGAAGTCATGCGGCGTCTGCAGTCTCACGAGGGACAGGCCCTGATTGGGCCACGGTAGCGCTGGGTGCGCAACCGGTTGCGCAACTACCGGCGGCTCCTTTGCGATCAAAAACGTTTCGTGAGACTCGCTGCACACCTATTGCTTTGTCGCAATAACGCCGGGCTATTGAGAAACCCTGTCCCCGTAAGGCTTTGGGAACCCGCTTTTTAGGCTGGCTCTAGCGAAATTTCGGGGCGCGGTGGCGCGCAGGTAGGTAGCGCCAGGAGGACCCAAAGCTGTGGGGGGGGTGGGCCCCGGTGCAGTGCCGGTCAGGCGTTGCCAAAGCCCCTCCCCATGGCCCCCAGGCGCTGGAGAATGCCCTTGACGAGCTGCTCTTCGACGCGTGCTTCGGTGAGCTTCTGCAGGCGTGAGCTGTGACGTCCACCGAGGTAGATGGATGCGATGGAGAGACCGAAGACGAACTGCATGCCTTTGCGCTTGTTCTTGCGTCGGCCGTCGTAGGAGTAAGGGCGCTCAGATGTGGGCTTGAAGGGCAGCTTGCCGCGACCGGCCTGAGCACGGTTGGTCTGCATGAACCCTGAGCGGATGACGGTGCGCTCGCCCTTGTAGAGGGTGAGCTGAAGGCCTGTGCGTGTCTGCTTGGGCTTGAAACGCAGGGCCGAGATGGGATCGCTTGCGGTGTAGACCTTGGCGCTTTGCCCATCGCCAGCGATGGAGACGAAGACGTCTTGCTTGATGCGGGCGGAAGGGATCGGGGTGATGGCGCTGATGTTCTTGCCCAGGGCGGTCTTGGCGCCGCGGGAAGCAAGGCGCACACCGGCAGTGATGGCCTTGGGGATGTCGTGGCTGGAGAGGCGGGCGAGGGCAGCAGAGAGCTCCTTGTCCCCAATGATCTTGGCGTTGATGTCTATGGCGGCCATGGGGTGATCCTCCTAGCGAGTGCGGACACAGATCACGGACTGAGTTCCGAGCTCTGAGGCGCGGCGAACTGAGAAACGCTTTCGCTGACCAGGACCATAGCCGCAGTGAGAGATTGCAGAAGAGCGAATTGATCTGATGCGGCGAGTGTCGCAGTGGTCAACCACGAACCAGTCGCCAACTTCCATGAGGAGCCAGGGGTAGAGGGCTGGTGGCCTGCCTGGGGATTGGCGCGGGTCGAATGGGGTCAGCAGCTCCTGGCGGCGGCCGGGCGGTAAATCCATATAGAGCATTAACGAGCTTTAGAGAGCTTAGGTCAATTCGAGGATGCCTGATGAATTGCCCCTCCTGCCCCCAAGTATTGCCCCACGTCTGAGGGGGTGAGGCAGGCTGAAAACCCT